TAATTCGGCGGTATCATAATGGCACGGACTTTGGCGATCTCCGCACGATTATGAAATATATCCCTGCGATTTTCCCACAACTCCAGATGTAGATCTGACTTTCGCATATTAAATGTGTGCAGCTTCAAATCCATTTTCTGCCTGGTAGCCCTGGAAAGGCCCAGCTCCTCACGGGTCTGGCAGTTAAGCACTATTACCCAGACCAACATACCCAGAGTCATGGCCGCCAGGATCCAGGAGTTAAAGATTGGTTTCATTGTCAGCACCGTTTCTTTCGTAATAACAGTTATGCACCAGCTCAATCCGGCCGGTGATCTCCTCGGCTCGACTTGCCAGATCCTGGGTATATTCATTCAGCTCTGTTTCACTGGAAATTAAATAATATCCCTTTCGGCATGCACCAATGGCTATCCGTTTAAAGCCCATAGTCTCCAATATGAGCCGCCTGGTTTTGGGCCAGGCCGTACTGTCTTCAATCTTAAGACGCTCTGCTATCTCCGCACTGGTAATAGGATTGTCACGATAATGACCTTGAATGATCTCCAAAATTTTATCATGTTGTTTACTCATATCCACACTCCTCTCCTGTTGCCAGCATTTCAAACCTGGTGCTTTCACTCAGCCACACCAGCCTTGTCCTGCACAGCGGTCCCTGCCTTTGTTTAGCTATAATCAAATCAGCTATTCCTTTGACCTCGTCTGACTTATCGTACATCTCCGGCCGGTTGATAAAGGCCACCACATCAGCGTCCTGCTCAATATTGCCGGAGTCTCTAAGGTGAGACAGTTTTGGCTCATTGCCATCAGCGGCCCTGGACAACTGACTTAAGACCATGACTGGCACTTCCAACTCTTTGGCCATAATTTTAAATTGCCTGGTATAAACGCCCACTTCATCGTTTCGAGACTTCTGACCAGCGCCCGTCACCAGCCCCAGGTGATCGATAATAAAAAAATTGGATCCATAACTTCTCTTGGCCATCCTGGCCACCTTGCGGATCTCTTTGTAACTTAAGCCTCCGCGATCATCGATTCTAAATTTGAGCTGGGCCAGGTTTGCACTGGCATCAGATATTTTATACCAGTCATCTTTACTCCAATATCCGGATCTAAAGGCCGTGGTCGGGATCCTGGTTTCAGAAGCCAGTAGCCGATGATACAGCTGGGACTTTGGCTGCTCCAGAGAAAATACAAACGGCCGGTAATCGGCATCAGCTGCATGTTTGACCATCTGGATAGCAATGGCAGTTTTGCCCATGGACGGCCGACCGGCCAGAATAATCAGATCTGATTTTTGCAACCCGCACAAAGATCGAGTAAAGGATCCAAAGCCCACCGGCACACCGGTGATTAAGATCTTGTGATCCCAGACAGCCTCCAGTTGATCTATGATCTCAATTAGATCCTCACTGGCCGTGGCGTGCTTGATGTCATCAGCAGCATTGACTCCCAAGACAGCCTGTTGACAGCTATCCAATACATCGTCTATATTTTCATGGAGACTGTTAGCTTTTTGGGTGATCTTGTGACCGGCCAGGATCAGCTTTCTCCGGATGCTGCAGTTGGCGACCAGCCTGGCGTAATGGACCACACTGGTGGCCATGGGTGCAGCCTCGATTGTCCTGGACAGATAGGCAGCTCCGCCCACAGTTTCTAATTCATTGCGTGATCTTAATTCGGCCATGACCGTCACCAGGTCCACCGGCTTTTCCTGGATGTACAGATCTATCATGGCCCCATAAATCTTTTGATTGGCCGTCCGGTAAAAGTCACCGGCAGCCAGGATATCGCGCACGTCATCGATATATTTATTGTCAATTAAAAGTGCGGACAGGACTGATTCTTCAGCTTCAATATTGTTCGGCGGCACATAATCCATCATTTCTTTTTCCCCTTAAACTGCTCCAGCTGGTCAAATGTAGGTATATCTGGGCGATTGTCGGTTTCCTTCCTATCCTGGTACTGCTTTTGCCTGGTTTCCCATTGATTTAATTTTTGTTTCAGCCAGCTGAATCCACGCCAACGATTCTCGGCGGCATGCTCCAGCAGCTCCGTGATTGTATTATAACCAATACCGATAAAAGCCTCTTTGCGCTTACCGGCATTTAAAATATGGGTCAGAGCCGTCTTTCTCATGGTCTCGGTCATTTTTGGTGCGCTGTTATTTTTTCTTCGTTCAAATTCCCATACTGCAAATTTCTCCACTGGGAATTTTTTTGGAAAAGGGATCTCTCCATACTTATTACTTATTAATTCTTCTATAATAGATAACCTGTGGTCTTTCGTGTTACTATCGTGGTTACGGTCGTAAGCCCCTGGCTTCTGATATTTATCATAATTTACAATACTTACGATAGACCCCCGTGTGGTCTTTCGTGTTACTATCATATGGGCTTTCGTTAAGTACTTGAAAGCTCTATGAATTTGCCAATTTTGATACCGATCTGTCCTGGCTCCAACAACCCAATAAAGGTCGCCAGAAATCTCTTTATAAGATGTCAGAATTTCACCCCGTTTTAATTTATAGCCTCGCCTGGTACAGTCTTTCCAGACAGCTTTGCGTAAAAGATAAAAGAAAATATCTCTGTAGTATGGCGGCTTCCGGATGATTTCTGATTCATCCAAACTTCTGGCCATTAATATATAGCCACCCTCGATGTCGCCCACAGCCTGATCCTATCCTAAGAATGAAACCTCGGTACATTCTGTCCTTCATACTCCATCCGCAGCCAGGTCAGGAATGACCGGTAGGTGCCGATGATCTCCTTCATTGCACGCATCGATTCCCGACAGGCCAGATAGGTGGCCTCTGCAGAATCCAGCTTGAATTTTAACATTGAAATTTTGGCATGGCCCAGGGTTTGGGCCTTAAGAATTGTGACGGGTGTACCTTTGTTTTTGAGGATCAGCTGGTGTTTGGCAAACTCGATATTAAATATTCTTTCCTTTTCAGCCCTGGCCACTCCCAGCCTTTCGTACTCGTCGTTTTTATCCTCGATCCTTTGAATCAATTTTTGGAGCCGGTCTACAATATTATTTGGATCCAGTTGCCTCGGACCTGACTGTCTTATCCCTGGTTTCAGTTGAACCATCTTTCCCCCTCGTTATGTAAGCCGTTAAACAGTTAATGATCTCCATTTTTCTATCGATCCTTTTCCAAAACGATCTCACTCCAAAACGATGCTCACTGACATGACATTCCATGCAAAGTGGCAGGGCCAGGTTGTCATCATTTTTCCTGGCAATGCCGCCAACACCAAAGCCCTGGTGCGCCGGTACAACATCCATCCAGGCGCTGGCGATTCTCCGACAGTTTGTACATGGAAGGGTTTTAAGAAATTCCAGGTACTGGGGCAGCCGGATCGGCTTTGGTTTCGGGTGTGCTACCACTTAACACGGATCTTGCGCTTGGTCAGGTTGTCACTGGTCCACTCCCTGACCATCTCGCGTTTGTGCTTCCTAAAGGCTTTATAAACACGGCTTAAACCGATTATACGGCAATAAACCCGCATCATTATTATGGTTTGGGCAGCAGATTCCCGTGCTTCTGGTACAGTACGCAGTCTTAGCCAGTGCCGGACGGTTAAACCCAGCGCCCTGGCGACATGGCTGTGTGATCCCAGATCGTCATGTAAAATTTCCACCATCTGGTCAAAAGTATGTTTGGGCATTTAACGCTCCTTTATGATAGATAAAAAATTATGCAACCGAAGGATTCTGGCCACTTCAGAAGATTGGAGACGGCAGGATAAGATATTAAATCTAATGTGTCAAATATCAGCCTAACACCCAAATCAACAAAAAGCAAAGATTTTTCTTGACTTTGTGTTAGATAACTGAATAAAATCTCCAAACCGGCCGTAATCCAGGATAATCGGTGTTGACAAGCAGGACATTATATCCTATATTATGAGCGGACAAAAATTCAGCCCTAAAAGGAGACCAAGATGCCAAAACCTTTATTCGATCCCCAGGCAATTACAGAAGATCTCGTAGAATCCAATAACCACGTTGACTGGAATAAACTCGGCGTGGAAATACATAGACGTATGGCCCTTGGCCTTGATGCAGACCGTGAGATGCTGGGCGACGATGCCGATCATTTGCACACCGCTGGCATTGATGATATTGGAAATAAATAATGGACATGCAGCCTTAACTGGCTAAACACCCGTATTGAGGGTCCCTGCATGTTCGTTGCCTGATGGGCCGTTGCTCCCCTCCAAGGTGCGTGGCCTATAAACGCCGTCTGGAAGTCTGAAGTATGCTCTGCATACCGGCAAGGCAAAAAGACTTCCACGATTTAAGACGGGACAGGATGGCACCCAGGTGCTTCCCTGGTCGGTTCCGGCAAGCTGCTAAAATAACTGACCAACTT